CGTGCCCTTCCTCTCGCCAGCCACCTAACTGCATGAGAATCAAGTTTGAAACGGACTTGTGAAGCGGCTGAATGAGACTCTCGTCAAGAGACTCGATCAGAGTCCGCGCGTCGACGGTATGGATGATCTTTACGACCCTCTTGACGTCGTCCTCTATCCTCGCGTGATGAGACGGGCCTTCGATAGGAGGTCTGCCATCGTACTTCCTAGGAGCTACCCTCTTGGCCATGGACTTATCCTTCACGCCCCTCTTCTTACGCAGCTTCCTACCTATCCGTTCCTTTACCGCCTTTGGTAGTGCCATATTCACACCTTATTTCTGGAACTTCTTCAATTCTAGATCTACTTCTTTCAACTTCCGTTTCAAGTCGCAAGCGCCTTGAATTAGTTTTTCGCACGACGCGCCGTCCCCCGCGCGCTTCATCAGCTCGTAATTGACCCGGCATTCTTTCAGGTTGTTTGCCAGGCCGTCCCGAAGCGATTTCCAGATTCTCGCCTGTTCCGCTTCCGTTGGCTGTAGTTCCGGCGAACCCTTGCCGTCAAGGAAATCCTGGGCGTCCATCCGCTCCTGCGCCTTTTCGTCGAGTTCTTTCATGCCTCTTCTCCTACCTCGTGCTCAAACAAAAGCTATCTCATGTTCGACGCCTGCCCCATCCTGGAAAAACAATTTATTCGTGTTCTTTGTGTAGACCTTCCCGTAATTCGTGTCCGCAGTAGGTGTCGTCGTTTCTGTCAGGCACAGGACGCCGGTTGACATCAGGGCAAGATCCAGATTTGCAGACGGCGGCGCTGCTCCGAGTCCAACCTTTCCGGCGGCGCTAAGGACTATATCCGTTGCGTCATCGCGTCCAATCTGCATCACGCCCGACAGCGATTGGATGCCAAAATAATCCACGGGAGCCGTGTCGGCATATAATCGAATGTACCCACCCTGACTTGCATTGTCTCCATAAAGCAACAATCCGCCGGCACGGTTGTCATTAATACCCACCTGAATTGTAGCCGGTCCCGCCTTGTTAAGCACCCACAATCCAGGATTCACGGTAAGCGTTTCGGAATTGCTATACAAGAATACGCCGCCAGACGCATTCGCGCTCGGGAGCGTCGTTGCGTCGCCTAAGAATATCCCCCGGTCCATGCTCTGCCAGTCAGGCGCAGAACCTGCACACAACGCAATATTTTCCGTTGCCGCGCTGGCGTCAAGGAATAGCATGTGCGACAACGTTTTGCCTTCGATTCTGAAATCTGTGTCAGCCCCGGTCTCATTGAATATACTTGCGCCGATAGCGTTTATTGTAATCCCACCAGCATCAACAATAAAAGAGGCGTAATGAGTAGCGTCATAAGACAGACAAAGCTGCTCAGAGCCCGCTGGTCCGCCAATCCCCACCCGCGTGAACTGGGGTGTGAGGTTCGCCTCCGTATATTGTTCAAGATACCGTTGAACTTCCACCGTGTTTGCGAGAGATGGTACCATTTTAGTCCTCATCATCAATGCTATCGTGCGAATCCTTCAAGTGCCTGACGCAGAAATGTCTCGACTTCTCACCCATTCCGGAATCTGTAAAGCCTTGCCCGTTTAATCGAACGAGCCTTATGAATGAGGAAATCTTGGCCTTTGATAGCTTCGTGCGCCTCGCCAGCTTCCCAATAAGCCCGTCGTACGGCCTATTATCCTGATCAGACAGCGCCTTTAACGCTTTAACGATCTTCATGTATTCCTTATTATATTTGAACTTCTCAGAAGCTTCTTGAATGAAACGATCCACTAAGATATTCTTGACGTTTCTAAAGCGCTCGTTCAAGTGAGAGCTGTAAGGCGTCGAGTTCTTCCTATCCCTTGTCTCCTTTTTGATGTGGGCCAGAATGCATGTCTTGGCAATTTGCGAGTTAGAGACGATAATGCCGTTCGCGGTAAACGACCTTGTCGCTGGCACCCTTATGTCTATAGTTTCAGATCTAGAATTCTCCAATTTTACAATTGGAAGCCAAGCAATTCTACCATATTCTAAGCATCTGTCACGCAGGTATTGATGCGAACTGAGATGAGCCTCATCTTTATAGGTATCCAATATGTCTATCAACATATTTACCGTAACGCCGATTCTACGCTTTAGAACGTTGTGAATCTGAAGTCCATGTTTTCTCGTCCCCCTAGTCATCTTATCTACATGGTTTCTAGACATGGACGATCCAGAAACCAATTCCCCTATTTTCTTCATGATGACTGACGGCAACATAATTCGCTCACGCCTCAGCATCGCGGATTTAGCTTGCTTTCTCTTTATACCAAAACCGATCAATTTGTAAAATTTCAATGAGTCAGTAGTAGACATACATAACTGATATGTAATTCTTCTCTTTGACGTATAACTCTTTCCATGCATGCAGAACTTGGATAAACGCCTTTTATCTACGGACGTCTTTGTAACAATACCAAAATTCAATAATAGCACTCTGAGTTGATTTATAAGTTTCTTAGATGTAGAAGTATATCCGACTGTACCATCAAATCTAGATGAATGACCATCGCCGTCAAACATGCCCCTTAAGAACCATCTAAGAATATGTCTTGAGCACTTCAAAATCTTATCTGGTATGAATTTATACGGCGCGGTAGTTCCACGCGGAATACCTAACCATCCTATGAATTCCATGATTCTAGGATTATTACAACGTTGCTGGCAAAATTGCTTTATTTTACAGAGGCTAAAACTAAGACCACAGGGCTTGCGTTTTAAGAAACTTAAAACTTCCTTTTCTGCGTTGCAAATCGCAAGAAGCTTATAAAGACAACCTTCTGATATCGTTAGTCCCATCAGGTATGCCAGATCCGCATTCCATTTCTTAGGCGGTAACCAGCCCTTAAAATCACCATGTCTTGGCTTGAAATCAATCCTATCATCACCTCCAAAACAATTCTGGTTATATTGAATGGCGAGCAAATCACCCTTCTTCAATTCCTGAGCCTGTACCCATTTCAGACCATCAGAGTCAAGATTCAAGAACTCATGTTCTTTCGTAGCTTCTATGTTGTAACCTTGAGCCGTCGTTATTCTAATAGTGTCCGACACTGGGCGTCTGAAATAAGAAATCGCTTTATTTAATCCACTTATCCCATATACTTCAAAATCAGTTTCGTCAACTACCTCATTTCCGACGCATTGTCCTATTTTCTTTATTCCATCCTTAGTGTATAGCAGAGTGTCAGGAACAACGCAGAACATGTTGAAGACCTTCGCCTTGCCGGGAGCGAACTTATACAAAACCGATTCTATCTGTACATAGGCAACCTGTACCAGGTCGTTGAACGCGGCTTGATTCCTTCCCGGATAGATGATATGCAAGTTATGCGTCCGGATGATCTGCCTTATGAGCTCCATAGCGTGGCTCATAATCTCATCCCGAAGAGCCACGTCTATGCAGCCGCCTTGGACATATCTCGTTAGAAGCCGCTCGACATGAGCGTTATCGAAGTAATAATTACGTGGCTTTTGGGAGTTTGGGGATGCGGAATTTCGACCTGATGAATTCTTGCCCGCTAACGCGAGCGCCCGTTGACGGGAATACGACTGTTGAAGCATATCCCATCTCCACAAGGTATCTTAATCTAATTCTAGAATGATTATATAAATACCGATTATGTAGGAATAGGAAATCAAATACCCTCGCATATCCCTTAGAGTTCCTGCGCATTGCGCGTCCAATCCTTTGTTCAAAGTCCGCAAGATCGCTCATCCCTACCGTGACGATGAGGTTGTCGCATCCTCCCTTGAGATCCAAGCCTCTCTTGATGATCTTGCCTCCTATGAGACAATGAACCTTTCCAGCTTCAAAATCGTGAATGACCTCCCAGCGTCTCTTTGCTGGCGTCTCACCGTAGATGAATATGGATCCAGGAATTGCTTCTTCCAGCAGCCGGCCGCACACCTTATGCTCAACTAGGATGAGAGTCTTCTCATCTTTATAGCAATTCACTATGCTGGCTATGAATTTGTGAAACTTAGGGTCTTCCTCAAGCTCCTTAACGGCTATGTCATAAGCCGTCCGATTTGACTTGTCTCGTCCCTCTCCAAAGGCGAACATGACATATTTCACAGGAATTACGCAACCTATCTTCTCAAGCTCGCGCCTCGACGTCCTATCAATGACGTTCCCTAACCTTTCCTTCAAGATGAGATTCTGGAGCGGCTTGCGCGGATCCTCAAGAGAGCCGGAAAAGCCATATCTCCTTACGGATTCAGTCATCCTAAATAATCCAGAATAGCTCGATGACGTAGCCAAATCGCATTCATCTAAAAGTAACATCTTGCAACGCGGAAGCAACGCCTGCTGCAATGCCCTGCTCCTTTTATACCTCGCGGCGTATTGTTCCATCTGCCTGTCGAACTCATCCTGAGGCGTTCCAGGCATGCGTATCGGCTTCTTAGGGCTCGCGATGGACTGAATGGAGCCGACGCAGACTAGCTGACCAGAAGGCGTCCTCCCGCTATAGAAGACGCCGACTTCTTCAGCCACCTCTCGCAATTCCAACGTCCTCTTCAATTGATCAACGACGATGATCTTATCCGCTATGACTAGAGTCGGACATTTAAACAGCTTTATGAGGGCAGCCATCACCTCACTCTTTCCGGCTCCTGTATGGTGGTAGATTGTGGCCATAGGATGTCTACAGGCTGCCCTTAAAGCCCTCATTTGATGTTCATGCAATGTAATACCAGGCAGAATATCTGGTCTAACTTCAGACTCATCTGGCACGTAAATAGGCGGACGGGAATCTATTACGTCAACTGGCCATTCATGCTTATTGCAAAGCAAGATAACTTCATCGAGAAACGGTAACGCCATCCGCTGCTTCCTACGATTATACTTCCTATACCATCCGTCCCAGCTCTGTTCAAGGGTATCGACGATATAGCTAACATCCGGATCCTTCGCGCTAAAATGCTGATAGATTATCTCATCCTGTTGCGCAGTGATCTGGTCCAAATATAAGAAGTGGTTGTCGACGATCTTGATTAACATAGGTTTTAAATACAAGACAACATGGCTGATTACTTCACAGAACTTTTCAGCGCGATAAGGCCCATCGACGTCGGATATTCATCTTTCACGTTCATCCCGGATGGCTCATCCGACTTCTACCACTGCTGCCAGGAGCATGTCACAGACTTCTTCGTGACTCCTACGGATGAGACGGACCTCATCCTACCGAGCGACAGCTACATCGAAATCATCCTGCCGACGGACGTAACGATTCCTCTCTTTGGCGTAAATTATGATAGGCTCTATGTCGGAAGTAATGGATACATAACCTTTGGGAGCGGGGATGTCTCACATGTCCCTACCTTAGCAAATCATTTCAGCCTCCCGAGGATTTCCGGCATCTTCTCAGATTTTGGAGCTCTCGGGGGAAGCAGCGTAGGAAGCGTTTATTTTCTAGAGCTGGACGACAAGATCGTCATTACCTACAAGGATGTAAGACATTACCCAGGAAGCGCCGGTATGTCGGTAGACCCGAATGACTTCCAAATAGAGATGTTCTTCGACGGCCGCGTCAGGTTGACATATTTGCGAGCAGCCGTCACGACCGGCGTCATTGGACTATCAAGAGGCGGAGGAGTCCCCTTCGGCTTCACCGACAGCGACTTCAGCGCTTACGACATAATGCCAGCCGCTCCAGAAAGCCTTGAAGCAGGAGGCATTACTGAAAACAAGGTAAGGCTTCACTGGCTTGACATCAGCGACTTTGACGTCGCTTTTATTATCGAAAGGAAAGGGCCGAACGAAGAATTCTTCTCACAAATCGGCACCATACTAACGAGCGAGACTGAAGGCATCACCTTCGACAGATACGTGACTTATATTGATGAAAATCTTCTACCGTCAACGCAGTATGTCTATCGAGTTCTCGCCGCCAACAAGAACTGCCTATCCGACCCGTCTAACGAGGCGACGACGCAGACAAGACCAATACCGTCTCCAGCCCCTACGCCGAGCCCCATCTCATTCATCATCCATCCTATAAAAGTAAACGAGACGGATCAGCTATCAATTGGCGCGCGCTTGTTCATGCGACAGAAGAACCGCCAGTGGAATCAGCAGATTGGAAGCGAATGGTGCGTCGAGAAGATCGAAGAGGGAAATCCAAGGAAGATCACAATAAAGCCGATAGAGCCAATGCACGCTGAAAGTGAGTGGACGGTAACAGAGCCCCAGCTTCGCGAACACTTCAGTCTTACCCCGGACGTTCCTGGACCTCCTTCAAAGATTGTCCACCTGAACGGGTAAACTGCCACTCATACTCGTCTCTGCCCTCGTTATACTTACTAACCCACTCTTGCACAAGAACACATTTTCCTACCCCTCCCCACCCTATGTTACGCTCTCGAATCTCAATCCGACAAAATTCATCACTTTCATATAAATTACGAGATAAGTCATCTGGACAACTGCATTTGTCCAAAGCCTGTTTGGCCGATTCCAGAGATGTAAACATGCCAAGCGGCCAGTAAACTTCATCGTCCGTGGCGTCCACAATCTCGTAAACAGCCGTCAGATCAGTCTTCATAACGCTTCCACTCCTCAAATTCTGTGTTTTGAATGGTCATCCAGGTGCTCATTGGACATTCGTTACGACTCACTTCATGGCACATGCACTTCGGGGCAGAAAAAGCACACTCGCAGCAAAGCGTTACCTTGTGCCGAAAATGTGTGACGACAGTCTCATTGTCAGACAGCAGTCGATAACAAGCGCCGCAGCGATTGCCATCAATCCATACAACAGGAACGTCCTGATTTTCCGTCTTCACAGTTCTAGGCTGCGTCATCTCCTTATACTGGTTACGTAATCTATCTATGGCTATCAAAACAAGAATGAAAAACAGTACGGCAAAAATCGGAATTGTCATGATAAGCAGAATCTTCGTTTCCATTTGTTCTGCTCAATAAAGACTGATTAAACCACAGGCATTAAAGCAGATTATGGTTTTTTATTCAAGCATTTCCAACAATCAAATTACCATGTCAAATATGCTTATCATGCAGAGCAACCACCAAGCTGAGCGCCGCAAGATGCACACAAAGGGCATGGCCATCTAATAATCGACGTGGACCCGCAAAACGGACACTTTTGAATATTCTGTACGCTGACCATCAAGACAGGAGCATCAGCTTGCGCGTGTACTACACGCACATGTGATTTCTTGAGTCCGACGACTTTCGCAAGCTCTGGAAGTTCACTCACCCGCAATTCGCTTATCGGAGGACGCCTCTTGCACCAGTCGAAATTGGCCAGATATTCCATTTTGATCCATTTCATGACCAGGTCTGGAATCGACTTACAGAACGTCAAGTAGCGATTATCCGTCTTACCGGATGGACCCCCCTCTTCCAAAATGAAGCTATCAGCGATCTCGTCAAGCGGCTGCCCATATTGCAGGGCGTTAGAGACCGCCCGCGCCCACCATTTGAGGGCAAGACGAAATTCAGGATTCTGTTTACCGGACACGTCCACCCAAACCTCGCAAGGAAGCCCGTTTTCATCCTCCCCAGTCGTCGCCCATACCTTTACGTCACCATGGTCAGTATGAATCGTAAATTCCTGCGTCACCCCAATTCGCTTCTTCGGCGGCCTTTTTCTTTTCCCACGAGGAAATGACATCGTGACGATCTCATCCCACCAGGATAGATCGCTGGAACTCATGAGGGGTTGAGAACGCTTGCACCCATCTCTGTAAATCGTAATGTTCTTTACGCCCATTTCCCAAGACGTCTTATAGACCTTATCTATGTCCGCTTCCGTCGCGTTAGACGGCAGATTGACAGTCTTCGATATGGCGCCAGAAATGAAAGGCGTCACGGCTGCCATGACGTTTACGTGAGCCTCTGGCCTGATAAATCTAGAACCAGAACCATTTCTATTCGCGCAATCAAAGACTGCCAAATGCTCTTGCTTGACGTGAGGCGCTCCTTCTAAGGTCCCACGCCCACAAATCCACAAATTCGCTTCGACATATTCTTCCTTAGAGACGCCTAACTTCTTAAATATGTTCTTATCAGACGATTCAAGATTCATAGCGTGCTTCGATTCGTCAGATAAGGCAAGAAGAGACAAAGCATACCGTAATTCAGTAACGCCGCACAGGGCTTCTTCTATCCTGCTAAGGTCTCCTTTCGAAATACCAGCACTCTCAAGAGTTTGCCTATTTATATGAGGCGCGCCATCAAAGGAATTGTGACCAAGAACATACGTCATAATATCGATAGTCTGGTTGTCAGAATATCCTAGGCCGTGAAGCGCCTCGCTAACCGACTCGTTAACGATCTTCATCGTCCCGCCGCCGGACAGTTTCTTGAACTTTACGAGGGAGAAATCCGGCTCTATCGATAGCGTATCGCAGCCAAGCAGCAAGCCTATTGTGCCGGTCGGCGCAATAAGCGTCACGAACGCGTTCCTGTAGCCTTGAACCTTTCCAAGAGAAAATGCAGCTCTCCATCTCACTTCACTATGCGTCTTAAACGCCATAAGAACTTGCCTTGACACATCTGGCAATTTGGAATTCGTAATGGCGTCTTCAAGCTTAGAGTCACAAGCGCAATGCTTGTGTATGACGTTAAGCATGCTGTCTCTATTCTTCGTAAACCGAGGAAACGCGCCAAGGCCTGCCAATTCCGCGCTCCGCACATAAACGTTCGCCGTCATAATAGATGTAACAACCGACATGAAGAGACAAGCCTCTGGGCTGTCATAGGGAATTCCAAGCCTCATCAAGACGGCCCCCATGCCCGTATGTCCTAGGCCTATCAGGCGGTAATTGTGCGTTCCCATCGCGATCGCCTTGGACGGGAACTGAGCGGCGCTGTTTGATATGTCAAGCACCATTGCCCAATGCTGACACGCATATTCAAAATCATTAATTGAAAAGCCAGAGCGTGGCGGTCCTGCGTCAACCAATTCACGCTCGAAGAACTTCTGCATGTTCAAGCTTGCAAGGTTACAGGCTGTGTTGTCCAAGAAGCTTAATTCCGCGCATGGATTCGTCGCGTTGATCCTCCCATCAATCGCGCACGTGTTCCACTTATTATGGTGGTCATCGAACTGGATTCCAGGGTCGCCAGTCCTCCAAGCTGCCTTTATAATCATGTCCCAAAGTTGCCTGGCCTTAACCTTCTTGATGACTTCGCCGGTCGTACGCGCCGTAAGGTTCCAATCTTTATCCTCCTTAACGGCGTTCATGAACGCGTCCGTCACGCGCACGGAATTGTTAGAGTTCTGACCAGAAACTGTACTGTAAGCTTCCCCCTCATAGGCAGCCTCATAGCCGCATTTTATAAGGGCGTCAGCCTTCTTCTCCTCGACCACCTTCCAGTTTATGAAATCCTCTATCTCTGGATGATCCATATTCAGAATGACCATCTTAGATGATCGTCGCTGACCAGACCCAGACTTTATGACGCTAGCGCTCCTATCGAAGACCTTGAGGAAGCTTATGAGTCCGGTCGGCCTACCTCCCGTGCTCAGCTTCTCATACCTCGATCGAATGTTCGAGAAGTTCGCGCCGGCGCCACCGCCCTGCGCAAACGCACGAGTCTCTATCGCGATGTTGTCATAAATACCGTCGCAATCATCATTGAATAAATGATCAGATTGATGAAGGATGTAACAAGCATGCAATCCTGGGTATTCGTAAAAGTCCTTCGTTTGAGATGCGACGCCTGAAACCGGATCTACGCGCCAGTATCCCTTTGGCTCCCGAGTAATCCCATAAGCCCAAAATATGCCACTATTGAACATCTGTGGCGAATTTGGAGCAGCCATCTGGTTAGCCATCATGTAGATGCTCTCGTCATAGAAGGCTTTCGCGTCCCGCTCTTCATCAAAGTATCCGTACATCCAGCCCCAATATGCCCAAAAGCCAGCAAGACGGCTGAAGACTTGAAACGCATGCGACTCTGGACCTGTCGTACAGCCCTTTTTCGGAGTCCGCCTTCTTAACCAAGCCGGAAACGGTACACCCTTTACGTTCTTTTCGTCAACGAATTCCGTCTCGCTTGGTACGCCGACGAGTCGGAAATATTTGCCGACCATGATATTCGACGCGATGGCCGAATAGCCTTCTGGCACCCACGACCCCTTTATGTCATAGATGACCTTCCCGGTCTCCTCATCCTTAAGTAGAACGTCAACTTGCTTCCACTTGAGAGATTCCAGCCCAAAGCTCGAGTCCGTAAAGTGACGCTCAATTTTCATGTCTCACCTACCCAATGTTGCCTAAGATCCTTTGTGCAACTCTCTTTAAGGTCGAGTTCGCTAAAATGTGAACGCGCCGCTTTAACAACTCAGTATTGCTTTGGACTTCGCTTCTCTGCCCAGGATCGCTCTTGGCGACCGCATTTAACGCGCTCATTACGTCACTAGACAACGCTGCGTAAGATACGGAAATCTTATTCATCTTCATCCAATAAATGACGTTCGAGTAGCCTCCTAGCTTCAGCTTCTGCGTGAGCCTCGCTACGTTCACCGGATTCCCGCATTCATGAAGGACGAATGAATGGCTTGAACTCAACTCGGACGCGAACTCTACAAGAGCCTTGCGCTCCTTCAAGATGTCTTCATAGCAAATGGCTAAGACTTTCTGCATCGACAGGATGGACGCTCCCATCCTTAACAGCTTGTGTTCCATCGCGTAACGGACGACCGCGTAGACCATTTTCTTAACGAGATTGTCATCCGTGATTTGCCACTCAGAGAGCCTCATCAGAAAGGCGTTGACCCATCTATACTGGTAAGTCTTCTTAGGGTCAGTGTTCGCTGGCATGTTGACCCTGTGTCCAGCCAATTGCCACATCGCGTTCTGATATAATTGCCAGATTCTCTGAATCTGTTGATCCTGTATCTCAATCATCATGGCAATTAAATACGAGAGGAAAATGAAAAAGAAGCTAGAGCCGCAGGCGTCAACGAAAAGCGAAAGCAAACTGCGTCAGAGCGTCGCAATGAACGCAGGAAAGTTTCTAAACAAAGACTTCACGCATGTCGTATTAGTCTGCGCACATAGGAAAGCGCGGCAGCCAATCGTAATCTTCCGCGGGGATGTCGTCACTCTTCTACGCCTGACCAACATGGTCTCTAATGAACTGAGAAAGCACCTTGAGTCGCTATTAAACCCAAACCCTAGCGGCTAGCCGCGGGCTTCTCAAGATAGAATCTGACGTTCTTCTGACCAAGCGTTATAAGCTGCGCGTAACCAATGCGGTCCGCTGCCGTCTCAAACGCTTGGCTCGTCGGAAGGATGTCGTCCGTCGGGTTAAAAATGTTGACCTTCTGAACGCCGGGAATAGCTTGAATCACCGATTGAAACGGGCTTAGATCGAATCCCTTCCCCATATCCCATCCCGTGACGTTGAAGAAGTCGCTTATAGCCTTGTCAACCTGATCCCGCACCGTTGCGGCGTCAGCGTTCCTACTCACCACTACAGTCATGTCGATGTTGACAGGCTTTACGTCGCCGCCGCTTACGACCACGTCGTCAGTAAACACGTTCACGCCCTCAAGGAAAGTCGACAACCCATTCTTAAGGCCCAAGCTTGGCGCGACAGGGATATTGTTCGGACCCGCCGCGAGCACGAAGACTTCGACAAGGTTCGCGTTGATGTTCGTCTTCACGACCGCTACGGCCTTCAAGACCGTACCAAATACTGGGTGCGAGAACGTGGAGGCAATTTGAGCGTAGTCCTGAGACGTCGCCGCGTTTTCATGCGTCGCGAAGGACCGAGGCGCCCTTCTTCTTGCCTCTTCAACCGTCTCCCTGTCGGTGCCCCCAACGGAAGGCTGAAGGTTCCTAAACAAGACGTCAATGACCGCGCTCGCGGGAGGCTGTGGGCTGATGGGACGCGATTCGTTTATGACCGCGGCGTCGATCTTCCCGCGAATCCCGCCTCCTTGCCTATATCTTACCGTAATCTGCTGCCCAGCAAGAGGCGCCTTACCAGCCAGGTCATCGCCGAACTTGATCTGCGCCCCAGTCTCCGTAAAGGAGACTTCAAACACTTCATCGTTCGGTCCGGCCATTTCAAGGAACTGAACTTTACGCCAAGTAGAGATGAAGTTCCCCGTCTTCACCTCGACGACGATCGGCTCATCCAAGACGTTCGAGTTAACGATATCAATTACCTGACTAGGCCCGCCAGCCGACGTACTAATTAACGAGTCACCAAAGCTTCCCTCTATGCCGTAAGCAATGACGCCGCGTTTCCCAGCTGGAATGATGATGCTACTTGTCCAGTCATTTGGAGATCTAAAGATTTCATAATGCAGAGGGAGGCCGTCCGGTCCGGCAAGGTTAAATCGCAAGCCGGCTGGAACAGTCACGTCAGTCGGAATGGCAGCCGCAATAGATATCTCTACGTCAGTGGTAGCCGGAGTCTGCCTTCTGAATGACTGGCCTATTAGTTGAAGGTGATTGTCTACCGCCTCTTCATCCTCTGCAGTTGGCAGAAAGTCCGCCCTGTTCAAAATGTCAGCTCGAAGCGACAAAAGGGCTCCCACCCAGCAGATTACCTCCGTCATCATTACGACGCCGTTGCTCTTCACGAAGTCGTTAAACTCGCTCGGAAAGTACGTCTTTATGTATTCTATGGCAGCGCGCCGCATCGTCTCAAACTCAAGAGCGCTGAAATCGATGCGCCTAAGCTGCGCGGGAGGGAGCAGAATCGCAATCTCCTCTGCGGTCGTCGGTAGCTTTATAATAGTTTCTTCTGTCATGTTATTTGTGGTGGTGTCCTGATGGACTCAATTCCGATCGGAATGTTCAGATCTATTAGAAAGTCCCTTGCCGGCGATATGACCAAGGCAGCCATAATGCTTATACTTACGAAATTTGCGTCAGGATTCGCGGAAACTTGGACGCGCTTCAATAGAACGCGATTATCATACGTCGTAATCTTGGTCCATATCTCGTTACGCAGATCATCCATGCTCGTCTGGTCGGCTGGCTCAAACGGAAAGTTCCGAAGGTTCACGCCGAAGTCAGAACTCATGATCCTCTCACCTGGCACCGTCATCAGCAGCTGCAGCAAGTCGTTCTTCACGAGCCTTTCATCTTCCTGCCTGACTAAGGTACGCCCGCCGGCGTCTATGAACGGAGCGTTATATCCGTAATAAGTCGCCGTCCTGGGCATTGCGTCACCTGACGAGCTGGCTCACGTCTAAGAGCTCGTCCCTTACGATTTGAGCCTGATTATCTATCGAAGAAAGCTGGCTTATGAGGTCTGCCTTTCCAGCTTCCAATCTCTTAAGCTGAGCCTCGAGCTTGTCCAGAATCGGCGACCCAGTAGCGCTTGAGCCCGCGGAACCCATGAGGGCGACTTCTGCGGCGCTTATCGTCTTCTGGACTTCGTTTATTGACTTTTGGTTCTCGCCTATGAGAATCTTCGTGTTCTCCAGTTGAGAAATAAGGAACGTAAGCTCCTGGTCGAGCTCCTGCTTACGTCTCTCCGACGCCTTGACAAGCTCATCGATTTCGACGTCGCTAAGGCCAGTGGACTCAAGGTCCAGGACGTTCGTGTCGTGCCTTATGTCTGTTCTCACTTGAGATTGCGTTAAGGCAGCCGACGAAACCTCCTGATCGAACCCTAAGATCTGTCCGACTTCAAAGCTCTTCTTCAATGAGCCAGTTATTGACTGCAAGCTCTGATCTATGGTATACAAAAGGTCGCCATACCAATCGCGCCTACCAAGCTCATTCAGGATAGGCGGCTTTTCCTGCAATTCAACGGCCAACGGCACCTCTGTAAACGCCTCCACAGACCTTGGTGGATCGCTACTTGATATTAGAAAAGTGACGCTCTGATCATCCTGCGGCTTCCCAGGCAGGGCCGATCTGTAAAGACCAGTTGGAAACCGTATGATCATCGCTCAACCCCAAATGACTTTCCTATCTATCTTTGGAACAGGCTTATTATCGCACAGACCTCTATCGTAGTCAAACGGAAGAGGACGCAGCTTGCCAGGAGCCAATAAGGCGATCTGAGGCGGGCTACAACTCCTGGAAGAGATGACGATTTCCGGATGAACCGCGCGGATGTCAGTCCCAAATTCCGCGCTGTTGAGTAGGGCATGCTTTCCGCCAGCCTCCATGCTGATCTGCGATTCAGCCTTCAACGTGATATTCCGTCCCTGTAGGCTGACGTCCCTGTCCGACTTTATCTCTACCGGACCCGTACAA